TCATCCTCTTTATCGGTACTAGGTCCACTACCAAACCATCCATCATATATTTTTTCACCAATACCACCACCAATCCAACCACCAAGGAAAGCACCAAATGGTCCTCCAACAGCAGCAGCAAGAGATCCAACTAATGCAGAACCTATCGCTTTAAAAGCAGATTTAGTAGGAGGTTTTTTGAATACAAATACATCTAAAAAGAATTCTAGTAAAGCTCCAACAAAAGGAATCCTACTAATCATCTTAGTAAATCCTCTTCCAACTGCACCAAGAAGTTTAAATAAACTTTTACCACCAACTTGAATAATAAATCTTCTCAATGGTTTGAAAAGTTTACTCATGAAAGTTTTACCTAGAGTCTTGTTCAAAGATTTTTGAACAAAATTCTGGATCATCCTAACTGGTTTTCCAAAAATTTTATTTACAAATTTACCAAATTTTTTGAAAATACCAAGAAGTTTTTTAACATCTTTAATAATCTTAAATGGATTTCTCATCCACTTAAGCATAAAGAAACTCCCTATTAGTTTAAGAGCTCCACTAATCCTATCACCAATACTACTATCTGGTCCTAAAAGTTGTGATAATCCTGTTAGAGTATTATCAATAAAAAATGAAGCAAATGAGTTTATAAACTTAAATGCATGACCCATGAATGCGATAATACCTTTTACAGCTTTTTTATTTTTAGGATTTGATATCCAATTTAAAGCTGCAAACGCTATAATGTCACCAAACATTCCAAAGATATCCCCAAAAACATTCGCCACCTTACCTTTAATTTTTCTACCGACACCAAAGATATCTCTACCAGGAGTTTTTCTTTCTTTCTTCTTTTCTTTTTTCTTCTTACCCTTTAAATTATCAGTTTTTTTAGATGATTTCTTTTGTTTATTTTTTAAGTTAGTTATCCTCTTAAGAGTTTCTAATAATTTTTTAAGAGCATCTTTAAAACTTTCTTTTGACTCTTCAGCTTCTTGAGGTGATGCATCATCAACATTAACTCTTACGTTTTCTACGGGAGGTTTTTCATTAGAGAACACTTCTGTGAAAGGAACAATAGCTCCTTTTCCTCCTCCAGCAGCTGCATCATTTAATACATCCAGGTCACGTTCCTGTTGAGCAAAATCTCCAACATCAGATTCCGCTTTTTGTCTGGCATTTTGTGCCGCTTTAACACCAGAGACAACACCACTTTTGAACACTGATGGGTCAACCTTACTACCCATCTTCCCTTTTTTAAAGAGTGCTTTTCTCTCTGAGGGTGAAAGATATTCACCTGTTTCTGGATTTATACCGTGAGCTGTTACGTTAATATCTGACATTTACTTATAACTGGTAACTATAAATTGCCCACAAACCAGATGTAGGAAGAGTACTACCAACAGCTGTTTCAGTTGCCGTTTGGACTGCTTGAGTAGAAGATGAATTATTAATAACGGTAGGACTAGGTTTTTTAGGTACTCCAGAAGATAAAGATCTACTCTCCTGTTGTGCAGAACCTAAATTAGATCCTGTTCTTGGTGGAGTTGATCCCAAATTTGGAGGAGTAGATCCAGGAGGAGGTGGAAGTTTCGGTGGGGGTGGGGGTGTTTCTGACCCTTCAACTTTTGCAGTTGATCCACCAAATGGTGCAGTATGAGCATACTGTGTTAGAGGATTAATTCTAGAAAGAACTGCTGCCTTTGACCTACCAGTGTCACCTGGTTTTGTAGACATCTCCCAATGTAAATGTGGTCCTGTCCCTCTTCCAGTATCCCCCACATTACCAATTTTAGTTCCCGCCTTTACTTTATCTCCAGTTTTATATGGAGATGGTGCTTTCATATGAGCATAGAAGTTTTCTAAACCAGCAGCGTCTGTCCATGCAACCCAGTTACCATAACCAGCATCAACACCAACACCAGTAATAGTTGCATCAGTAAACGCTTGAAGTGGTGCTCCAGATTTACCATTACTAATATCAATTCCCATATGTAAACCAGGAGATAAAGTAAGTGACCTATTTCCCATCGTTGAAGTTACTTCCATACCATATGGATTACCACCACCGCCGCCGCGAGCAATACCGAGGGCCCGTTGATCATCATTAATAGACCTTTGCATTCCTGCAAGATCACTCATACTTCCATCTGTTTCCGTTTTCACATCAATAGTTTTTGTCTCCTTTGATAGTTTAGTAAATCTTTTCCTCTGTGAGGAAAGTGTAGCCATAAATTCTTCTTTTGAGAGAGGATTTCCTTCAGGATCAAAATACTTATCTTCACCCTGACCAAAGAAATTTTTACCGCTTACAAAACTACCAACATTCTTAAATTTAATCGTCTCACCAGTTCCCTGGTTACCAACCATCGTATCAAACTTTTTCTGAGATGTATCTAAAGATTTAATTGTAGTCTGTGCTTTCTTAGCTTTTGCAGTTGGTTGTTTACTAGTAGCACTAGGTGCTCCAGGTGTAGATGGTGTAGGAGATGATCCAGGTGTAGATGGTGTAGATGGTGTAGACGAAGGAGGTGTTTGTGTTTCTGGTTTATTTGGTGTATCTTCTTTTTTACCACCACTAAACAAACCGCCAACAAAACTAGTAATACCATTCCAAGCATTACCAAGTAATCCTTTAACAAAATTTGCAGCATTTCCAAGTAGATTTCCTACACTACCAAGATCAATTCCTTTCAATGGATTATTAAATAGACCACTAACTAGATCACCAATTTTTGTTACCGCGCCACCGGTAAGTGCATCTAATAAAGAACCAATGATTCCTGGTATAACTTCTATTAATGTTTTAGGAATCTCCATCAAGGTGTTGAAAAATTCACCTGGATTTGTTAACCACTTAAGTGTAATAAGATCTTTAGATAATTCAAAGAAAGACATGAATATCTTAAATCCACCGCCGAAATAATTCGTAGTAAATTTCCACCACGGTTCTATGAATTTTTCCCACACAAATTTGATAGCACTAGGAATCATTCCTACAAACTTAACTAGTTGTGTTACCTTTTTTGTATTTTTTGGATCAGCAATCCAATCTAAAACCTTATATAAAATAAAATCTTTAAAGATTCCAATCAGGAAATCAAATATATTACCAAGACCTTTTTTAGCAGCTGATACTACAGGATTTTTTTTCTTCCTTCCTTTTTTTGCTTTCTTCTCTTCTTGTTTATTCTCTTCTTCGTCTCTCTTTTCACTTTCTAATAGTTTTCTTTCTTTCTCTTGTTCTTTCTTTGTATCTTTATATTCTTTATTATCATTATCTAATTCTTTTACTTCAACTTCGAGAATATTATCTGCAGTTTGTTTTATCTGTTCTAACAAACCAAGTACATTATCTTTGGTAGGTCCAGTCTTTACAATTGCAGAAGATTTTTGACTGGTTGGTCCTATTGATGGAGTTAAAGCTCCTCCTTCTTTGATGGTTCTACCTTGCACAGCAAGACCACCATTCTCAGATCTAGTAATAGCAGAGTCATTTGTTTGTTTAACTAATCCACTACCGCGATTACCTCCACCTCTACCACCGACGCCACCACCTCTCATGGTATTTCTTGCGCCTTGTCTTACTCCTGATTTTATTCCTTGTCTTAATCCGCCCTTAGCTCCCGCTCTAACACCTGTCATCAAAGCACTGCGGCCCGCTCCAGCAATGGCTCCTTTAGCACTTGATGCTAAGAGTCCTTTGATTACGGGTATTATTGCTGCAGCAAGTGGTGCGGCCATATTAACTCTGTTGGTTCTTTTGACGTTCGTTTTCTTCTTTAATATAATCAACTAGCATCTGAACATAAATCTCCCTTTCCCAAGGAATCATATTATCCAATTCAGTTAAACTATATTTGTGATGTTGCATCATAGCAAAGTTAACTTTATAATAATTTTCAAGTGACTCATGGGATAGGGCTATCAGAAAAAACTTGCTAGACCCTCAATTACTACTTCACTTGTTACCTTAGTATTTGGATTTGTAACAGAGACTGTATGAGATAATTTTGGCATAGTCTCAAAAAAATTCTGCACCTTCAAAAATTGTTTATTATCCATTCCTTCTAAAAATTCATTGATTTCTTTTTTAGAAGAATTAGAAGCCTCATATACTTCCTCACCGTCTACGATTTGATCAATACACATAGATGCAATTTCAAATACATCATCAACATCTGATGATGTACCATCAGACATATTATTTTTAATGAATAAATCCATACTTGGATACTTCATTACAACTGACACATCATCATTCATTTTTATAATGTTTGAATGATCTTTAGATTTGTCAACAACAATTTCATCCAAATCAATTTGAACATCTACTGTAGTTTCATTATCATCAGGACAAGTAATCGTAAGGTCTACAGTTTCACCTACAGATTTTCCTCTAATATTTAGAAAGATATATTCAATATCAAACAAAGCAAGACTATCAACTTTGAATCTAGGTGTCTGAATACAGTTAGATAAAATAGTTTTAACTGCGTTTGCCATTTGATTTTCATCCTCAGTTTCCATAGCAAGTAAAAGAATTTTTTCTTCCTTCACTAGGAAAGGTCTGTACTTAATTTTTTTATTAGTAGATGGCACAACCAACTCATAAGTTGGCGTAGAAAGTTTTGGTAACGTCATTACAACTCCGTATAATCTAGAATACTATCTGAAGTATTTATACACCACTTATGCAAGAAGTCCAACCAATGCTTCCACAACATCTAATCCAGATCCACCGTTAATGGGATCTCTAAAGTTAAGTGCAGATGAAGAGTTAAGAGTTGTAGTTGTAAAAGTTTCATACTCGAAACTTACACCCAGTTTTGAGATAGATGTCTCTTCTCTACTTAATGAAACTGAAGATATGTTTGACGGGAAAGCATTAAATATTTTTGTAGCATGTACCGGAACTGCTTTGTAAAATTTAGTACGATCAATACTTTGTTTGTCACTTATATCTGGAATTATATCTCTAAAAGAATAGGCAGTCCTCTTATCAGTTGGTTCTCTACCATTAATAGTTCCATTCATAGATCTCTCATACTTAACAATTATAATATCAACAGTATAGTCGTCTCTATATGCTGCTCTAAAATTTTGTTGTGGAGACCCTATGCCAATTAAGTTTTCTAAACTCAATTTTTGATTTGCATAACCATAGATCCAATTAGTCCATAGGTCAAACAAATTCTTTATCTGAGAATCAGCATCCATCATAAAAGATAATTCCATCCCACTGAATACTGCACCATAAGCATACTTTAGATTCGGTGTATTAGTAATTCTATAGTCACCTGTTGACATTTGTAAACCAGGCATGGTCGCTTCATCACAATAAAGTCTAAGTAATTGTTTCGTAGAACTCAAATTAAATTGTGGATCCTTAGATAATTGTCGAATTAATTTTGGATTGCTATCTAGTTCTATAGTAACATCATAGAAGTTGCTACTACTGTATCCAGATTTTTTAAATTGTTCTTTAAATGTCGAATAGTTCGACATTGGCGCTACGCCAGATATTCTACTCATTGTGAAGTTTCTCCCCAGACTGCTGATTTACTATACTGTTGATACATATCATTCTTTCTAGTAACAAAACTTTCAATAGGAAGGAAGATAGATGTTTTATAATCTTCTCTATTTATTTTATAAAGAGGTGTTTCTAGTCCCGCTACAACATAATGATGGTAACACTGTTTAGGGAACCTAACCCTACCATTTTCTAATCCTAATATTACATTCATCCTAGACCTGTGTCTTAGATAGTGTAGGTTAGCACCAAAAAATTTTGTACCTGTACTTAGAACATATACAAGTGGAAACTCATCATAGAATTTCAACTTTGCAGCATATGTTGCCTTGTATTCAAACATATAAAGTTCACCCGGAGTCGGTATCATAGACTCCTCCATCTCAGACATATCTGAATACAGATCACCTGATTGAAATTTCATTCTTACTATATCACGATACCAAGAATATGATCTCGGTTCATTACCAGCTAGTTCTCTTATCTCTTGAAAGATACTCATACTTTGAGTTCGTCTTCTGTGATTAACATAAATTTATAATTCCTATCATCACAAAATTCTTTTGCCGCTATCCATTTAGCTTGGTTTTTGGCATACTCAGTGACTTCATAGATATATTTTTTAGTCATTCTTTTCTGAACCTTAGGTTCTCTTGTTTGCTTTTTTGGTTTAACTTCAATTAAATACTTCTGAATGTTTCCATTAACATCCTTAACCTTTATGTAAAAGTCAACAAAGTATCTATGGATCTTATTGTCAAGTGGTGATCTATAGGGAATAATAATCTCTTCACTACCCCACTCAAGTATACTAGGATTACCATCACAGTACTTCATGAATTTTAATTCCCATGAAGATCTATAAATAATATTACGGTAGTCTCCTCTATACTTAGCAGAATTTTTGGGAATGTATTTTCCCTT